ACGATCTGCTGACTGACTATGCCGTGGGTATGCTGAAAGACTTCTATATGATGGAAGAGGAAACTTCTCCACAGGAAGCATATGCCAGAGCATCTAAAGCATGGGCACACTACGAAGGTGTTTTGGATGAAGAACTTGCGCAACGTCTCTACGATTACGTTAGTAAAAAATGGTTTATGTATGCGTCACCAGTGTTGTCAAATGCACCGAGTGACGGTGAGACTAAAGGCAAGGGTCTACCGATCTCGTGTTTCCTCACCTACGTCCCAGACACACTCGAAGGACTCATTGAACATTCATCCGAACTGAGATGGTTGTCTGTCATGGGTGGTGGAGTTGGTGGTCACTGGAGTGATGTCCGTACGGTCTCTGACATTGCGCCTGGTCCGATTCCTTTTATGCACACGGTCGATGCAGATATGATTGCATACCGACAAGGTCGAACTCGTAAGGGGTCTTATGCGGCATATCTGGACGTGTCACACCCAGACATCATCGAGTTCCTAAATATCCGTATTCCTACGGGTGACGTACAACGCAAAGCATTAAACATACACAACGCAATTAATCTAACAGACGAATTCATGGCGGCAGTTCTGAATAATACAGATTTTGATTTGCGTGACCCGAAGGACGGTGCAGTTAAGGACACAATCAATGCCCGTAAACTATGGGAACGCATCCTTGAGATTCGTTTCCGCACAGGTGAACCCTACCTGAACTTCATCGACACTGCCAATCGATCCCTTCCTATGCCACTAAAAGAGAAGGGTCTACGCATTCACGGATCAAATCTATGTAACGAAATTCATTTACCTACTTCTGCAGAAAGGACTGCAGTGTGTTGCTTGTCTTCACTAAACTTAGAATATTATGATGAATGGAAAGACACTAATATCGTGCGTGATCTTATTCGTATGTTGGATAACGTTCTCCAATACTTCATCGATCATGCGCCCGATAGTATTTCAAGGGCACGTTATTCGGCAGAGAGAGAACGAAGCATTGGACTGGGAGCAATGGGATTCCACTCACTTCTACAAAAACACGGTGTTGCTTGGGAGTCAGATAAAGCAAGAGAGATCAACCGAGTCGTTTTTGAGCATATTAGTGAACAGGCAAAAGAGGAATCGAGAATACTGGCAACAGAACGGGGTGAGTATCCCGATGGAAAAGGCTGGGGCACTCGAAACGCACACCTACTTGCTATCGCACCGAATGCCTCATCCGGAGTGATTCTTTCGACCTCACCGTCAGTAGAACCACTTAAAGCATGCGCATACACGCACAGAACACGTGCTGGTTCGTTTTTAGTTAAGAACCCATATCTCACTAAGTTGTTAGATGAAAAGGGCCATAACAACGAATCTATATGGTCTAGCATTATCACACGAAAAGGATCGGTACAACATCTACCATTCCTTAATGAGGGTGAAAAAGCAATATTCAAAACTGCCCAAGAGTTGGATCAGAACTGGGTGGTGACTCATGCCGCAGACCGACAGAAGTATATCTGTCAGGGTCAGTCGGTGAATTTATTTTTCCCTGCAGGGACACCAAAACGATATGTGAATAAGGTACACTTTAACGCATGGAGACTGGGACTAAAGGGATTGTATTATCTACGAACTGAGGCAAAGTCAAGAGCAGAAACTGTTTCAGATAAAGTAGAAAGGGTTGCGTTGCAAGACGACAGCCGAACCATACTCTACGGCAAGAAAGATTGTCCGTATTGTAAGATGTCCGCAGAGGAACTGTCTTTAAGGGGCATCGATTATGACTACGTCGACCTTGAGGAGATTGGAAAGTCGGCCGCAGAGGTCACAGGACGGAAAGTCAAGACAGTTCCTCAAATTTATCTGGAGGGCAAGTACATAGGTGGTTATGAAGATCTTATGATGCATCTAAAAGGTGAAGTGGAGTACGAACCAATTGAAGGTGACGACGAATGTCGGGCCTGTGAGGGTTAATAAACAATTCAAATAAAGGATTAGTATGTCATTACTAAAAACATCGGAAACATACAAACCGTTCAAGTATCCTTGGGCGGTTGAACTATCAAAGAAACACGAGGAAATACACTGGATTGAAGATGAAGCAGAACTGTCAGAAGATGTACAAGATTGGAAAACCAAACTGACAGGTTCGGAGAAAGAATTTATCACTCACGTACTGCGGTTGTTCACGCAGTCAGACGTACAGGTAGGGGAGAACTACCACGAACTGTTGATACCAAAGTTCAAGAATAACGAAGTCCGCAACATGCTATCATCGTTTGCGGCACGAGAGGCAGTACACCAACGTGCGTACGCACTTCTCAATGATACACTTGGTCTACCAGACGAAGACTTTCACAAGTTCCTAGATTACAAGGAGATGGCAGACAAGATCGATTTTATGAAAGAGGGTGATACGAACTCTCACACTGGACTGGCACTTGCATTGGCACAGTCAGTGTTTAATGAAGGTATGTCTGTCTTCGCATCGTTTGTCATGCTACTGAACTTCCAGAGGTTCGGCAAGATGAAAGGTATGGCAACTATCGTCGAGTGGTCCATCCGTGATGAGACTATTCACGTACAGGGTAACGCAAAGTTGTTCCGTGAGTTTTGTGAAGAGAAACCAAGGATCGTTAACGATGAACTTAAGTCAAAGATATATAAGATGGCAAAGAATGCGGTCAAACTAGAAGACAAGTTCATCGACCTTGCGTTCGATGGGAACGAAGTTCAGGGACTAACCAAACAGGAAGTCCGTGACTATATAAGACACATAGCAGATAGACGATTGCTTCAGTTGGGACTGAAGCCAAAATTTAATCAAAAGGACAATCCTCTACCGTGGTTGGATTGGGTGCTTAACGGAGCATCTCATGACAACTTCTTTGAGAAACGTGTAACCGAATACTCAGTCGTAGGTATGGAAGGTGACGATTTCGGATGGGAGGATATAGAACTAGAGGTAGCATGATGGATACTGAATACACAATTGAATGTCCGATCTGCGACATCACGAGTGTTGTTCGTGTCCCGTATGAGGATGAGGTGCCTAGGCACTGTCCTATGTGCGGTGCAGATGTCGAAGCAGAAGAGTCGGACGAAGAATGAATCTTAAACAAGTGATACAATCTGTACCAGACTGGCCAGAAGAAGGAATCAACTTCCAAGATGTGACCAGTCTCCTACAGAACCCACAGGCATTCAAGCAGAGTGTCCGTTCCCTTGTCGATCAAATCGAAGGTAAGGGATATACGGACATCGTTGCTCCCGATGCTCGTGGGTTCTTGTGGGGTGCACCTGTTGCTTTGTATTTGGGTATACCTCTACACATTGTCCGCAAACCCAACAAACTGCCCCCACCCGTGAGATCTCGCAAATACAAATGCGAGTATGCATCTCGCACACTTGAAATCAAAACGACTGCACCCCTGAATAAAAACAGTCAGGTATGCATCATTGATGACGTGAGTGCGACGGGTGGTACGGCACTTGCCATTGTAGAATTGCTACAGTCCTTTGACGTATCTAAGATCTCCTATGGTTGTGTGATCGACCTAGAATACTTGGGTGGCACGGAGAAACTCCGAGGTCGACAAATTAAAACCTATGAAGTAGTAACGTATGATAAGTAAGATGTCCGACATCATCCTCATTGCCTTGGAGTTAGAGGCACCAAAAATGTCCCAGTGGGACAACGTCTTTTTTACCGGAGTCGGTAAAGTCAATGCGGCACTCACTGCCGCAAAGCTGATCGAACGGCACAAACCGAATGTGGTTTGGAACTTCGGTACCGCAGGTGGTATCACCGTCGATGGTGGTATCCACAAAGTAACACAATTCGTACAACGAGATATGTCGTGTGCTGGACTGGGATACAGTCTGGGTCAGACTCCGTTCGAGGATGGAGTAGTCCTTGGAGAAGGAGATGGACTCACCTGCAGCACAGGTGACGATTTTGTTGCAGACCCTAACCTTGCGATTCCAGCAGATCTGGTTGAGATGGAGGCATATGCGATTGCCAAAGTCTGTCAGGATGCTGGTGTCGAGTTCCGATGCTACAAGTACGTCAGTGATCAAGCAGATGACGGTGCGGCAGAAGAATGGAGCAAAACCGTTGCTAACGGTGAGTCGCACTTTATAGAGGTTTACAGCAACTCTATATAGTTGCATGACTTGGTTATACGAAGATAAAGAATTCACCCCAGAAGAAGACTTCCTTGATCCTTATCAAGGTTTCGTATATCAGATTACAGAACTTGATACCGGAATGAAGTACATCGGTAAGAAGTTCTTTTGGAAACCTAAAACACTGCCAGTGACTAAGACTCGAAAGCGTCGTGTAAAGACACGAGTAGAGTCTGACTGGATGAAGTATTACGGTTCGAGTCAAGAACTCAAAGAACAGGTTGCCTCTCACGGACCTGAAAACTACAAACGTGAGATCCTCAAACTCTGCCGAACCAAGGGAGAGTGTTCCTACTACGAAGCAAAACTCCAGTTTGAGTACGACGTACTCCTGCGAGACGACTATTACAACGCATTCATCGGTTGTAAAATCCACGCAAAACATCTTCCAGAAATGTGACAAAATACCATAAAAAAGTGCACTTATTTCGAAAATAAGTGTTGACGCATGTTTCAAAATCAAGTACAATTACTATGTAATTTGATGATAAGGAATTGAGACATGGCACGATTAATTTACCAAACTGAATACGAACTTGAAGGAATGCAGGCTGAAGGTATTGACTTCAACCAAGCACTTCGTATCATCAAGAACTTCATGGGTACTGACGATACTCTTGATGCTCTCCAAGGGTTTGAGAGACGTTATGCGAAAGCAGAGGTTGATGCTCTTGAGACTAACGATTACGATTTCGATCGTGAGTGGAGATACGAAGTCTACGCTTACAACCTTCTGGTCGAAGGTTTCGGTAAACTGTTTGCCCCAAAGGAGGCATGATATGGATGCGGTATTAGGTAATCTTTATAACGAGTTGATGTGCCTCGCGGAGATCCGTGGGGAGTTGTCTCCCGAAGACAACGCACGTGTCGAGGACGCAATCCTCGCACTCCAACTCAAAATCGAAAAACTGGAGAAAGCAGTTTAGTGAAATATTTACTAAAAAAAGTTTTAAAAAGTTGTTGACATTATTTTTAAAACAAGTATAATAGGTACTGTTGATAGGGAGATGGTTATGAATATTGTTGATATGTTGATTGATGAGTTTCGTTCTTTCTGTGCGGAGAATCAGTTGCCTTTGATGAGTGCTGACGAACTGTTGATTGTCGGTGGTCTCGAACCTGAACAGGTCGAGTTCCTTCAAGACTTTATCGTCCGTTGGGAAGAGGCTGTTTAATCATGAGTTCTATGAGAGATTTTCGACCCCGTCCTGAAAAGAAGAAAGAAATTTCTAGTGAAGGTTTCGTTGCCTGGGGTGCCCTAATTGCGATGGGCATGGCACTGGGATTCATGTTCGGTTACGGTTTACTTTATACTTAAGAGGTTTTTGTTATGTCTAATTCAATTATTGTTGTTATTGCTACTCAGTTCCGTGAGAACTACGGTGCCCACGATTGGGATGGACGTGGTGAGTGCCCCCAGCACTGGAAGTCTAAGGGTGGTGACACCTACTTCATCAATGCTTCTGCGGCAGACATTGCCGACACGCAGTGGTGGACTGATGTTGAACGTTGCATCAATCACTCTTCAGAGTACTCTGCGGAGTACATCATCTCTGAGAAGGTCGTCGACCTTGTTGACTTCGTGGAGTCAGACCACATCGAGTTCTGGGAGTCTCCGATCTATGCTTCCGTAGACTTCGGTCAGTTGTACTGCGAGCAAAAAGCACTCAACTTCCAAAACGAAGTTGTTGGCATTCGTCGGTGGGAGCAGGACTCTATGGGTAAGGACGCATGTTCTCTAACAGACCTAGAGACTCCTGTCCAAGAAGAGTGGCGTGTCCAGAAAGAGATGGGCATGCACGGTATCGATGAGCAATTCGATGAACTAGAGGCAATGATGGCATAAGGAGTCTCATGCATAATAATAAATTCAAAATAGTCCTAACGGACAAGAGGGGGTGCACGTTCAATGCGGCTTACTACAAGACCTTTGAACTTGCACAGAAACGATTTGAAAGTGTGGTGTATGACAAGTACTGGAAGAACAACACGATCCAGATAGTTAGTGCCGAAATTGAACCAATCAAACGTTTCTAAAAAATGTGTAAAATTAACACTAACTTTTTTTCAAAATGTGTTGACGTATGTTTTTAAATCATGTTATAATTACTACGTAATTTGATGATAAGGAATTGATTATGAGTTATGTTGATGTTCAAGTTGAGGCAGTTCGTGAGTACTACCGTTGTGCGTTCCGTCCCAACGACCCAGAGTTGACTGTTGCTGAAGTAAACGAATTCATCGAGTACATGCAGATGTTTTACGGTAGTGACATTGAGTGCCCTTACCCAATGTTCGTCACCGTCGAAGAGATCTGTCAAGGTATGATTGACCGATTTAAGTACCGACCTTCTATCGACTTTGATGGTGACAGTGTCGACCGTGAATTGGTACGTGACATGATTATCGATGTCCGTGAACGAGAAAAGGCACGTCAAGATGAGTTGAACCGACTGAAAGGAGTTGCGTAATGACGCAAGTAGAAATGGATCTCTTTGAGAGAATGCTCCAAAACCACGACTGGACGTATCACTACAGTGACGATCATCGTTACTACGTCAAGGGTCGTGATGAAGCCCAACGAATTCGTGTCATGATGGAACGTCTCGAAGAAGCAGGTCAAGGTGACCAAGCAAAAGAACTTTTTGAAAAATACCGACCGGAGTTTATATAATGTTGAATGATATATTGCAAATCGAAACAGCTGCCACAGTAGGCAAGTGTCCTTGGGGTATCGGAACTGAAGTGTCTAACGACATGACTCCGATGCAGATGATGGAGAAAGCAGGTGTCAACTGGGAAGTTGAGAAGGTTCCCACGTATGCCGCAAAGGAAGGTGTCGATCTGATCCCCACGGGCATGGAAGCACTGGTACGTTCTTCTGACAACAAAGTATTGACCCAAGTTGGTGGTAACTGGGAACCTTGTCAGAACGAAGAAGCATTCACCTTCTTCAACGAGTACTGTGCTGCAGGTGACATGGAGATGAACTCTGCGGGTTCACTCAAGGACGGCAAGTTCGTCTACGCACTCGCAAAGATCAAAGAATCGTTCGACGTGTTGAAGGGTGACCAAGTTGATTCATACCTTCTGTTCTCTAACCCACACGAGTACGGTAAGTCGATTGACATCCGATTCACTCCGATCCGTGTGACGTGCATGAACACTTTGACACTTGCTCTGAAGGGTTCTGCGAACAATGGCATCAAGGTGAACCACCGACGTGTGTTTGACCCACAGATGGTCAAGCAACACTTGGGTCTTGCTCACGAGAAGTTCGACCAGTACAAAGAGATGGCACAGTTCCTGTCGTCTAAGCAGTTCAGTGCGGAGTCATTGATCAGTTACTACAACACGTTATTCCCATCACAGGCACCTGCCGATGAGGTACGTGCGTACAAGGATCTTGCACCTAATGCGAAGAAGGCATTCGAGTTGTTGGAGACTCAGCCAGGTGCAGAGTTCGGTCGTGGTTCATGGTGGCAGGCATTTAACTCTGTGACCTACTTGACTGACCACGTTGCGGGTCGTACTGCAGACGGTCGTATGACTTCTGCATGGTACGGTGCTAACGGTGTCAAGAAGAAGAAGGCTGCGGAACTTGCAGTTGAGATGGCAGTCGCTGCGTGAACGTAGACCTGCTACTCGCACGATTGGAGGAGAGACTGCGACAGGTGAAATACCGGCAGTCTCAAATCGACATCGTGCACTACGAAGTTCTTGCGAGTACTAAGATCGAGACTCGTAAGACTTCGTGGATGTTACTTGAAGGTGAGATCAATGGTCTCACTCGCACCATTGACTTGATTAAGGAAATGCATAATGAGTTATAATAAACTGGTAGAGACGACCGATTGGGATGGACGTGCGGCAAACTACATCTACTACACGTCCGAACGCAACACCTACCTTCATGGGTATCAGACTGAGGAAGGTGCTCCTTTTATCCCGTTTACGTCACGTCTCTTTAGCACAAAGGGTCGACAGTTTGTGAAGAAAAAGGTAGACAAATTACCCGACTAAAGACCTCTCTGTCTATAAATAATTGTAGACAGAGGAGAGAGTCTAATGCGCACTTTATATACTGTAGGCGTAACTGCCCTGCTGTGTTCTCTGATCTGGGTTGTAAGCATAGCAGAGTTACATGATGAATATATAAAGGTGATAGATCAAAAAGACAGTCGAATCACTCAACTAGAGAGAAAGACTGGACAAGATCGCAATACTATTATTAAGTACGATATCGGACTAAGGCAATTCTTGTTTGCATGTACCACGAAACAAGAAATACTCATAGAGAGGAAGCAATACGTCTGCTATCAAATTGAGAAGGCATAACATGATTACGAATTATCGTAGAGAAGTTTTCGAAATTTTCGAAGAATTCAAAAAGGCAGACGGTCGAGATGGTCGACTTGATGTTCTAAAAAAATACTCCGATAACTGGGCATTCCTAGATATCATCCGTGGGTCGTTCGACGAATCTTTGGAGTTCATACTCCCCGAAGGACGCCCACCTTTCACCCCCAATAAACCAGAATCTGCTCCTAGTAGTCTACTCAGACGACACAAAGACTTTACTCTTTTTGTTAAAGGTGGACGGGGAGAGACGTTACCTGCGTTCCAACGAGAGAATAAGTTCATCCAGTTACTGGAATCCGTTCATCCGGAGGATGCAGAGTACGTGATAAAAATGGTGGCAAAGAAACCACCGTGTCGTTACATAACTAAAAAACTTGTGCAGGAGGCATATCCAAACTTGATCCGTGAGTAAAATCTCATAATTCGACAAACAAAACTATAACAGGGAGTACCTTATGTCGATATCAGAAAAAAAGTTGAACCAAAATATTAACGAACTACAAAGGTTTGTGCATGATACGAGAAAACAAGCAATCTATTCACAGAGTAATCGAACAACGACTCTTACGAATTATCAAAATTTGCTAATTTCTATTCAACAACTTTCTGCATAGGGGGTGACGTATCTCTTCAGAGACAATATTGAGTTCTTTGTCGTAGTGAATGATCAACGTTTGGGATGGTTAAATAATGCCACAGTATGAGTTTAAAAACAAGGAAACCGGAGAGGTCACAGAAGTGTCTCTCCGGTTATCCGAATACGACCAGTGGAAATCGAATAACCCACAATGGGAACGATACCACAGTCCCACATCCGCACCTAAAATGGTTACCGGAGTGAGATCTACTTTATCTATAGCTGGTAAGGAATGGGAGGATAAACTGTCCGCAATCAAAAAAGGATCGGGCAAAGACAATACAATTAACGTGTAGGTAAAGGCATGATTTTTTCAAAGTTGTTTCGACATGCGAAAGTGAACAAGGTAGATAACGATCCAGATCCACAAGACATATCTGTAGACAATGCATATAAGACACGTTGGATTTGGTACCACACAATCTTAGCACTAGAACTGTTGATGACTAACGTTCTTCTTGCGGGTATTCTAACTGCACTAGTAGTTAAGTTATAGATGAAAGCTAAATATATTAACGGGTGGCATTGTACAGTATACGAAAATGATCACTTTGCAATTAATTATTTCAAGACGTTTCCATTAAGTAGAAATTTCGAGCAATGGCACGGCAATTTATGGCCTATGCTTAGGAACAATTTTCTCAAAGAGAAGGGTGGGGTAGCATTAGATCTAGGATCTAACTATGGATTCTTCACGATTCCCTTTGCCTCTCACTTCGATGAGGTGCATGCTTTTGATATGCAATTGGATGTTCTGACGTGTCTTTATGCTAACATATCGGCACTGGACATCTCAAACGTAAAGCTAGTCCATAAGGCAGTCAGTGATAAAAATGAAAGATTATCTTACATGCCCCGTAACCCGTCAGGACATTGTTACCTACTGCCGGACGACGGTGGTACAATAAAGGTAGACTCAATAACGTTAGACAGTTACCCAATTGAAGGAGATGTGCGATTCATAAAATTAGACATCGAAGGTGCTGAACTAAAAGCACTGTATGGTGGTATTGAGTTGATACGAAAACATAGACCTTTAATTATGTTGGAGTTTCATTCTCAAAGAGACAGTCTATCTAACTTCAATGCACGACAAACCCTACTACAGTTCTTCAAAGATCTTGAGTATGAACTAGTAGATTTTGTAAGAAACGATTTTATATTCGCACCAAAGTAAAATGACAAATTTTAACAAACAGTCTGTTTACGAACAACTAAAACTTGATGAAGGAGTTGTTTATGAGATTTATCTCGACCATCTCAACTATCCCACGTTCGGTGTTGGGCATCTCATCACGAAGAGTGACGTCGAGTACGGCTACCCAATCGGAACAAAAGTTTCCCCAGAAAGGGTTGCACAGGCATTCGATGCAGATCTCGAAATATCCTTGCGAGAGTGTGGTTTGTTATACGGACACTGCTGGTCTAGTTTTCCAAATGAAGTCAAGGAAATCTTGGTCAACATGATGTTTAACCTTGGTAGGCCAAGACTAAGTAAGTTTAAGAAAATGAACGGTCACCTTGAAATGGGTGATTGGAAGAATGCGGCAGTTGAAGGTCGTGATTCGAAATGGTATCGTCAAGTAGGCAATCGTGCTGAACGACTAATGACAAGGTTAGAGAATGTCCCAGAACGCAATATTCCAGTATATGATTGTCACCAATGAGGTTGACAAACGAGGCAACATCAAAGGATACGACGGCACCCGATCCCAACTATATCAAGAGGTAGCAAACATTTCCAAAACGTCCTTTGAAGACTATGCGGAAAAAATAGGTGCCAAACACTTCTATTCAGACGAACGTGTCATCACTAAGGGACACGGTTGTTCGACATCCCTACTACACGAGTGTGCTCGTGTCTGGTTGGACCCTATCTTTGATGACTATGACAATGTTCTGTTTGCAGACACAGACATCGTAGTTAATACCGAAGAAAATATATTCGATGTGATGGAGTCTGGTGCCGATGTCTACGGTGTCCTAGAGTCAGACTTTGTCACCGCAAACGGTGGTGGCTATAATTCTTGGGATTACAAAGAAAATACCTATAGAGATTTCTGCCGTAAGTTTTCTATGCATGACTGCCCCATCATACCTGTTATGCCACCCAACAGACCATCTAAACTAATGATAATGAACACGGGTATCGTTCTATGGACAAAAGAAGCACGTCTACGTGCACGTGAATTGTTCATGCCGTGGGAGGACTGGTGTTACACTGGAGACTTCCACATGTCCATCATGAATGACCAACCCTACATCTCTTCTCAATTGATGAAGCATGACTTCGATGTCGAGACTATTGATCAGACATGGAACGACTCTCCGCACTACGCATCTGAAGAGGAATTCTTCGAGAAAGCAAAGTTCTGTCACTACACTGGGGGTGAGTGGAAGGTCGACATGCTACGTCATTGGAAAGACCGAAGATATAACACACAGAGGTAACTTTGTGAATATTACCGGAATGTTTTTAAAATGAGTGTTGACAAGCACTCCTCTCTCATGTATAGTATAGACTTGGAAGTGAGAGAACGGAGACCAGAAATGGAAACACTTTATCGAGTAGAGAACGCCGAACTGGGAATTGCATCTGAGGTACGTAAAACCCTTGACGGTTCTAAGCGAGTATATGCCCTGTACATGATCGACACCGATGCTGACTCTGTTGTAATGACTCAGTTGGGTGACAACTATGATCGATTCGTAGACAAGGCAGATGAGTTCGCACACGTGAATGCATGGGCGAGCTAGATGTACGAAGTGGTAAACCATAAGCATGGTCGTCGTGCGGTAGTCGATGAGGCACCGACCGACAAATATGAATATCGTCTAGTGATGTATCAGGACGGTCTATCAATAGCTGTGAAATTCGGAGAGAACCGCCACGATTTAGAGTGGTTCGCTGATAAATTTATTCGAGAGGGCAAGGTGGTATGACTGAAGAAATACAAGTAAAAATCGATGACATCGTTACTCACTATATGTACAGGACAGAGTTTGCACCCGATTGGGCAAACATGCAAGTTGCTCTGTATGATGAAGGGTTGACACCCAGTGAAGTTTATGTCGTAATGCAAAATGTTCGAGAGGAGGGAGTTGCCCCGTGAGGGATAAAGTAATACTCGTTGATTGTGATGGTGTCTTGTTAGACTGGATGTATGCATTCCAGCAATGGATGAAACGTCACGGTTACATTATGAAAAATCCGGATGTGTATGATGTCGGTATGATGTATGGTCTGGAGCAAAACGAGAAACGTCGACTTTGTCGCATGTTTAATGAGTCTGCAACAATCCGCAAGATTCCACCTCTAAGAGATGCAATTAAATACGTCAAGAAGTTACACGAGGAGCATGGTTACGTGTTTCACGCAATCACCTCTTTGAGTAACGACGAATACGCACAACACTTGCGTACTAAGAACTTGCAAGAGATGTTTGGTCCTACGGTATTCGAGAAGTATGTATATCTCGATACGGGAGCAGACAAGGATGAAGAGTTAGAGTTCTATCGAGGTACAGGATGTTTGTGGGTAGAAGACAAGGTAGAGAATGCCTCAGCTGGTGCGAAGGTAGGTCTCGAATCAGTGGTCATGTCGCATGGTTACAATCAGAACAGTGAGTTCCCATTGATGCGTAACTGGAAGGATATATATGATTACGTCTTAGGACAATAAGTTCCCGCTCAAGGTAGCATGTCGGGGGGTCTTTTGACCCCCCCTTTTTTTATATAAATAACTAGGTCATTAACTACGAGATACACTCATGAAATTTGTCGGTTACAGTGAATATTATCATGATGCTGGATTCGCAATCATCAACGAAGATGGTGTAGTCGAATTTGCAACACACGGAGAACGTTACTCCAAAAAGAAAAACGACCCCCACCTACCAGAAGTCCTCTGGGACATGGTAAGAGACGACGACCACCTATCATTCTACGAGGATCAAACCCTCAAGTTTGATATGCGTGGTGGTCTAGAGGTCAAGGGTGATACGTCACATCTAAAAAATCGTCCAGACACTGCGGAAGAGACCTTCAACCGTCTTATCATCCCTAACGCACAGACGTTTGATGTCAATCACCTACACCACGAGTCGCATTGCGCCTCCGCCTTCTACACGAGACCTTGGGACTCCGCAGAAGATACTGTTCTAGTGTCGATCGATGGTGTTGGTGAGTTGCAAACTGCGACCATCATGGATCACAACTTCAACCTAATCAAAGAGTGGCACTACCCGAAGTCGGTCGGTTTGGTCTACACAGTCGCAACCAAGTTACTAGGTCTACGCCCACTCGAAGACGAATATGTCGTTATGGGCCTATCAGCATACCATGAGACTGACGAAGCATCCAACGAACTGACGCAATGGTTGATCAATTGGTATGACAACCTAGAGGACATCGCACCAGAGATTGCAGAGGGTATCGCAGTCGGTATTGAAACATCACCTCGTGAGATTGCACGTAAGAGGTGGAGAAAAGAATTCAGAATAAGAATCAGTGCGTTGGAGGACAAAGTCGTCGCACGTGCCGTTCAAGATTTCGCAGACTATGCGATCATGGGTATAATGCGTGAAGCTGCTAAATATGGTAAGAAGTTGTGTTACTCTGGGGGGTGCGCACAGAACGTCGTAATTAACTCACGTCTATTTGAGTTGTTCGACGAAGTGCACATTGCAGTATCACCAACGGATGCTGGTTCGGGTCTAGGTACTGCCGCACGTTCATGGGCAAAAGCAACAGGTAAGGATAAACTTATTTGGAGTCCATATGCGGGATATGATATTACCGATCCTATTGATCCCAGTGCTGTCGTTGACCATCTGCTTGAACATAAGTATTGCGGTATTGCTAATGGAAGGGCTGAATTCGGCCCTAGAGCTCTTGGCAACCGCTCACTTATTGCTGACGTAAGATTCGACGTACAGGACACGGTCAATACGATCAAACGTCGTCAGAAGTATCGTCCATTTGCTCCTGCAATCCTAGAGGAATATGCAGAGGAGTATTTCGACGGTCCAATGAACGAACACATGCAATTTACTTCGTGGGCAAAACACGATTATGCACCAGTAACACACGTGGATGGATCGGCACGTGTACAGATTGTGCGCAAAGATTGTGAATCGGTGTTCCGCAAGGTCATCGAGGAGTACTACGATAGAACGGGAGTACCAATGCTCCTGAATACCTCTCTCAACATTCGAGGACGTCCTATGGTTAATGACGAACTGGACGCCGAGATGTGGGAACAGAAGTATGATGTGAAGGTTTTCTAGGAACTCTAGCACAACTTCGATCGGGGGTCTTCGGACCCCCATTTTAATAACAATAAAGGTTAGGTATGGGACATCTAAAAGATATAGGTCTTAACTACTTCGAGCATCTATACAGGGCATGGACAATTTCGTTTGTCTCTTTTGTGCACGGTCTACTCCCGTTTGTTTGGGAAGACAAGGCAAAGGAACTGATCAATGGAGACCCTCAAGATTTTAAGGTGAAGTGATGGAAGATGAATTTATCTGCCCAGATGATCTGGTCTGTATAGAAGTTGAAACATGGAATGGCATCGTAGAAGAATACGACATGGCACTCGAATACACAGATGTTTCTAAAACGAGTGACGTTCAAGCAATCATCGATGTCACGTGGGAGATGTTATTTCTCCACCCGTGGGATCTGATCTACATCGGTCTACCGATGAGTGTCCTCGCATTCTACGGATTGTCCATATACGCAGCCTACAGATGGATACAAAAGAGGTTTAGTTAAATGACAGAAGAAGCAGTAGCAGTACCAGTAATAGAAAAAAAGAAACTGCAAGTAGAGATCGAATTAGATACGACTCAGAAAGCACCGGAGTACAATAGGTTCGAACCACTTCTACAGTTTGCAGACGTAATTGACGCATACAGACTATTTCCTCGTGCATTCATTGGAACTTATCTGTATCTTCTTATTCAGACGACTCAATGGTTTATGTCTCTACCAGAACCCAACGCATCACAAGCAGGCCTTATCTCTGTCGTGGTCGGTGCGGGTGCCGCATGGTTTGGTCTATATACTTCTACTGGATCAGCACGTAAAGTCAAGAGTATTAAGACTAACTAATGAGACAATCGGAACTTGTAACTTGGAGAGGTACACCAGGTGTAGGTGATTTTATGTGGGCACTTAACTCGTGCCACAAATATGCCGCAGACTATAATGTCAGGAAAATCAACCTAGAGTTCCATTGGGAGCATGGCCCTGAATATCTACATCACTTTGAAGATCCCGAAACAATCATCGAGAGGTGTAACTACATCCATAACTTCTATCACGACAAAGATCGTGTTGAAGTGCATCACATTTATAACGCCCAAGGCAGATATCGTGACTGGAAGTTCAATGACGATATTGTCAGAGAAGAAGACGGCACCAGTAGGATTGCATCTATTCATAGGAAGAAGTCACGATTCTGGTTTGAGTCTGGTGTATATTCCGATGAAGAGGGTGGTAAGGCACCAGACAACGATTGGATCTTTCGGAAAGATGCATTTAAAGATTACATGGATAATAGAGTTACTATTTGGAGACCTATTTGGAACGCAGAGACTCCAAGAACGTGGAAACGTTTATTCACAAATGACGACTGGGAACGAGCAATTGCTCATCTAAAAGGTATGGGTTTTGAGATACATGAAATTTCATATCGCACTCCAGCATCTGAAGCAATGTATCTGATCTCTACATCGAGGTTAGTACTGTGCTACGACGGTATCTGGCACTATATCGCAAAGAATTTTGCTAGACCTTTAGCCGTAACTTCAGCTGAAGGTGTGACTAAATATCATACACCGAATGCACTTAGAATGAGTCCCGAGTTAGATTCACATCAAGAATATAGCCCTTGGTGGTGGATAAATAATATGGGGACTCTTTTAGGTGAAACTAAACGAAGAGCAATTGACTACGAAACAAGGTTGAGTAAATACTATGGAAATGACTAGAGAAACTTTTACGATCGACCGTGCGGTCATCGAGGTTGCTGGGGGATGTAACTATTCCTGCAGCATGTGTCCGCAAGACCTACGTGAGGGTGGTCGTCATAAAGGATTCCGACGCATCATGAAACTGGATGAGTTCGAGGGATACGTTGCAGACTGTGCGAAGCACGGACTCCGTGTCGTGAACCTTGACGGTTCCGGTGAAGCAACAATGGCAAAGAACCTACCTGAGTACATCAAGGTAGTGAAGAAGTATGGTGCAAAGTGTTTCATCTTCTCTAACGGATTTAAGATGGAAGGTCAGTACATGCGTGACTGTGTCGATGCTGGTCTAGACTTCTACCGATTTTCATTCATTGGGTCAGACGAACAAGACTATACCAAATGGATGTACAATGCTGTAGGTGGGCACTACGCACAAATCAAACGCAACATTCAGGAAATGGTTTCCTATGTAAATGAAACAGGCGCAGATTGCGTAGTGTCTACCTATCACCTTATCACGGATAACGATAAGATTGATGAAGAATTAACCAAGTACAAAGCACTGGTAGATGAGTTGGGTGTCAAGACAGAGATCTGGAAGATGCACAACTGGTCGGGGGCATACGAAATTGGTGATAACGCAAGATCAGGAAAAGTAAAAAGTTGCGGACGACCATTTAGTCCAGATGTTGTTATACGTGCTGGAGGTCTTGACGGTAAACATGGTGCTGTACACCCTTGTTGTCAGGTACTGGGACGTGATGAAGAAGCGGTCCTTGGACACTGTCAAGACGACACTATCGAAGACATCTTCTTTGGTGCGGAATACGAAGAACTTCGTGAACAACACCGCACAGGTGAATACCCAGGCTTCTGTAAAGATTGTGACTTCTTAGTCGACGATCCAGAGGTTCTGGTCTATACTAACCACGAACGTGACCTCATGAAAATGCATGGCACGAACTTCACACTCAACGACTATAGGGATAACGAATAATGTGGGGACTTACACAAGCAGCTGTATTAGTAGCAAAGGCAAAAGAATGGATCAACGAACGCATCGGAGAACGCACCACATGGGACGGGACAGTCATTGTTGCGGTCTGTGGTAGTTATATCCTCTTTGAGTCTTTAATTACACTGGTAGCATACGGTGGTGTTTTATACGGATTATGGACTATTTGGAAAGAAGAGCAAAAATAATCCACAAGAGCCGGACTTCGAGTCCGGTTTTTTTATAAATAATTAAACTGTGATGGTGACCACTGGCCAGAGTATGGACACATCGCAGTATTCTTAGAACGTTCAAACAAGGAAAGAAATATGTCTGAAGCAATATCTATGCGTGATCTGTCGGATCAAGTGCTGGTAGGTGGTGCAGGTTGTGGTGCAGACTTTCTACAAAACATGTATGGTATGTGGGTTCGTGCTGAAAAAGCAGTAGCACCTACACACGGTACAAATTTAGAAGTTGCAGTAGAAGCACATCACGTTAACCTAAAACCTGTAGTAACTACTTCATTAGATTATACTCCAGCAAGAGACGGTATCACTAAAGAAGCACTTCTACAGTGCACAACTGACCGTCGTTATCTAATCCGTCGTGATTGGAAAGACGCACTAGTTCAAGTATGGCAAACATTCGAACCAGAAATGTCATGGGAAGGTTTCCGTGACTCAAGTCTAGGTTTAAGTATGGTAGCAGAATTCGAATCGGCAGTCTCTGACGTCGTATTCGAAAAAGAAATATCATACGAGGAATTGGTTGCCGAACCTCAACGTGTACTAATGGATTTCGTATTCAGTGTACTACCTCAACAAGATAACCCAGCAGTGGTTAATTATGGTGAGAAGAAAGAGGAGATTGATCTAGGTTGCATCGACGTTGCTGTAGAGAAGTCAGAAGTCCGTTCACTACGTGAATGGTCTGATTCAGGTCTTGTCGAGAAAGTAGGAATCTGGAAAGAATTCCTATCTCCAGCACAAGCAGAAGAGATTGACGAATTCGTAGCATCACTATAATGCGCATACTCTAAATAGAAAGACGGGCATGTCCCGTCTTTTTTTTGTCTGAAGGAAATTATATGAGAGCAGTTGTAATTGCTATCGGTGGGCATGCAAAGTCACAACAGGCAGCCGATCGATGCATCAAGTCAGGGAAACTTTATGGAGTATCTGTCGAAAAGTTTGCGGCAATCACACCTAAGAATGACGTTTTCAAAATATGTGAGAGATCTGGTATCAGTACTGATAATTTCAATGATACGTATTCTCGACTAGAAAATCAAATCGCATGCTTCCTATCCCACTACAGTTTGTGGAATACATGCATACATTTAAACGAACCCATTGCAGTATTCGAGCACGACGCAGTGATCACTGCACCTCTACCAACCGTGCTCCCCAACTTCTGTGGCAACATAGGAGCACCGTCCTACGGCAAATTTAACACACCTTCAACTATTGGGTGGGGTGGACTCGTATCTAAACCATACTTCCCCGGGACACACGCATATATAGTTACACCAATGGGTGCCAAGTTTCTTATTAAACGTGCAAGGAAAGAGGCAAACACACCGGACGTCTACTTAAATCTGAGTCGATTCGGTTGGTTACAAGAACATTACCCGTACTGTGCATACGCACAAGACGATTTTACCACAGTCCAAAACGAGAGAGGATGTCTGGCAAAACACGGTT